GGATAACCCCGCCACACCACCTACTAAGTCAACCCAAACACCGCTAAGGGGCCGTGAGGCCCCCATATCTCGGTCTGCTAGTATGCAGGGAGATTTGCTCTGTTAGGTTTTCTTTGTAGTTATCTTTTATCAACCAACCTGATGGGCGTTTCGGCCCTGACAGATTGAGTGATCCAAGTGTGATGTGACATTTCCGAGGAGACATCGGTTAGCGCGCCGAACTGGAGTCTTCACCCTTACAGGTGAGATCAGAACGACCGCTAACTGAGCTATCTCGAAAAAGTTATTCCACTCCTGATCCTATTGTCTTGTCAGCGACTAAATCCACAAGCGCCCTTCACGGGTGCCCAAATGGGAGAAGCTGATGCTGACTTTAGGAGGTTTTTTATGACCAACCCTAATTCGGGCGTTAGGACCCGCGTCCTCTTTCCAGAGGCGCAGATTCTTCAACGTACGTTCTATAACGGTTCGCTTGTAGGGTCCGTGGTTACAAACCGCTGGCCTAAATACCACTGGATGGCCGATCAAATCAATCGGTTCAACCGTGAATTAAAGCGTCGTGTACCCGGCTTTTGTCAACACATAAAAATTGACAAAGGACCTTTATTGCCGGTGTATGTATATCAGAACGGAGGTGTTACCGTTACGGAGGAAAACCCCGACCGATTCACCCGTGACTTAGGTAGTTATTCCGCGGGCCAAAGCCCGACCGGATCTCCTACTGATGTCAAGGACAAAGGTTACGGCAACATGATCCCGAGCATGCTCGATTCCAACCGTTTTCGTGAACTGTGTTTTGATGCGTGGACAACGCTAAAGACACAGGTCCCGCAAGATGTGCAAGTACTAAACTTTATTTACGAGTTGAAGGACTTTATCCCTCTAGGTAAACGTCTAGCGAAAGCGCCTCGCGGAAGTAGAGATATTGCATCGGGTACCCTCTTGACCGCCCCTCTTAAGGGCAAACACAAGATCAAGAAGAGTGCTAAAGCGGTTAACGACACATTCCTAGGTTTTAACTTCATGTGGCTTCCATTCGTTTCCGACCTGAAAAAGCTCACGCAAGTGAGTGACAACGTGGCAAAACGGATGAAATTCCTGCTGCAAAGCAAGAAAAAGGAAGTAGCGATTCGTATCCGAAAGGAAGATTGCTACGTCCATCCGCTCTTGAATGTTGATCAGTCCTTTGGAACGGCTGACGGCGTATGGAATAGGCGTTTTGTAATGACAAAGTATCAGTGTGACTTCCATGTCACGGCTAAACTCTACCAAGATCTGGAGGGTTTAGATGATGCTTTTGCCGGTCTTCGAGCAACTATCGCGGCTCTAGGTATTAACAATCCGGTAGAGGCAGTGTGGAATGCAATTCCATTCTCGTTTCTGGTTGATTGGGTAGCTCCCTTTGGAGACTGGCTCGAGAGAGCTGCAATCCAACCGTTCTACGGTATCTGGAAAGTTTACGATATCACAACTTCCGTCCGCGAACGGTATGATATCGAGATGCGTGTGGGTCCATATAGTGGTGGCGGGTTATCCCTTCCGGGAGCGACCGTCGAAACCGTTCATATTGACTCATATACAAGATTGGTTGGTTTACCTCAAACCCTGGCTGCTTTTGATTTCAGCCAGCTAACTTCACAACAGCAGAAGCTATTTCTGTCCTTGGTCTTGACCAAGGTACTTTAACCGCGAGGTTTTTATGTTAGCAGATCCCTTAACTCTTAAGGACAGTGCAGGTGTGGACGTTGTCTTCAACCTGGTTAGTAACATTACCGATCCGAAAACCGGGAAGGTTACTACTACACGCACTGACGCGTCGAGGATATCCACTCCAGGTGAACCCCGGATTCTGATTGTTGAGCAGACACAGACCGGTTCGGGCCTGAATCGCGTTCGTCGGACTACTGTGCGGGTACTTGATACACACCTTAGCTCAGCCGGCGTGCCTTATACCACCTCCTACCAAAGTGGGTGGGTTTTCGTCCTCAATGGGGAGTTTACAACTACCGATCTTGACGATAGCATCTGCATCGTTGATGATTTGTTCTTGTCAACAACCGGATTGGCGGTCGACTCGACCAAACGCGGGGCCCTCTTGCAGGGTCAGGCGTAATGGCTCCCATCAAGCCAGATATCCATTGGTCCTGTGATGATGGTATCTGTAATATCACAAGAACCGTACCCAACAAGGTGCGGCCTAGAAAGGGAAAGTCGAATGACTCCTTCAGACAGTTTTTATTTAGAACTGCTCGCGGGCTTATTAAGTCCGGATTACGTGCAGCAAGACCCTTCGTTGTTCCCCTCGTCGCTCTTGGATTTCGATTACTCATCGAAACGATTCAATCGAGAGGGAATAAAATTCCTTAGCGTGGCTCTGTACGAGTTGCGTGTTGCGTTTGACCGGTCTTTAGAGACTGGTACATTTGAGTGCCCGAAGGCATTCAAGAAGTTTAGTGGGACGGCTTTACCAGTCTTCCTATATAAGCACTTCACGCGGGTTTTCGACAATGAAGGTATCCTGTTAAATCGACCACGTCCTCATGTGGCTACAATCCGCCATATACGTCAGGTCGTATCAGCTTTTTATAAGATAGAGTTTCCCTTTAGTCCGCGTCAAGAGAAAGACGCTTTGGACCGCTTCCTTGAAAACGAAGCTGGGATTCGCCGTTTCTTAAATAATGAGCAACTCTGGGCAAACGCTAGTGACATGTCACTGATGAGCGCTGTGGCCATTCTCATTAAGCAAGCTTTTACCGATTCTAGCGTGCATGACCCTTCTTTCGAGGGGCTTGGGAGCTTCACCGCCGACAAGATCATGCCGAGGCATGGCCCAGGGAAGGTCGCTACCGGCGAAGAGGGGCTTGAGAAGTGGGACCTACCTACAATCAAGTACCATCGACTCCATCAAGCATTCCCGTACTATAGGTATCAATTCCATAGTACTTCTCTGCTGGGAGATAGGGTCGAGGACTATCGTCTATTAGGATCGGTTACCGCTGGCACCTTTGCAGTGGAGCCGGTCAGTAAGATAGCTCTTGTTCCTAAGGATTCTCGAGGTCCACGTATAATTGCTGCAGAACCTAAGGAGGTTCAATACATACAGCAAGGAGTACGTGTAGCCATGACTGAGTGGATAGAAAACCACACCCTAACTAAAGGGCAGGTCAACTTCACCGATCAAACGATCAATCAAGAATTAGCTCTTAAGTCCTCGCTCTCCGGCGAGTGGGCTACTCTTGATATGAAGGATGCCTCGGACCTTGTTTCGGTCGACTTGGTTAAATTAGCATTCCGCTTAACACCCGGACTGTTGAAGAGACTATTAGCATGCCGAACGCAGTTTACTCGCTTCCCTAACGGGGAAGTGATGCGTCTCAAGAAATTCGCTGGTATGGGAGCTGCAACATGCTTTCCAGTTGAAGCCATGATTTTTTGGGCGATTTCTGTAGCTGCCATCTCTCAGGTTACGGGAACTGACCTTAAAGACTGCACGCATCTCGTGTACGTTTTTGGGGATGACATCATTGTACCCTCATTTTGGTTTCACGAGGTGTATGAAGCTCTTGAATCCGTTGGCCTCAAGGTCAATGAACGCAAGAGTTTTCATATGGGTGATTTTCGGGAGTCTTGTGGTGTGGACGCTTTCTACGGAGAGAATGTTACGCCATTAAGGTTTTCGAAGGTCTTTCCTCCGAGCTTAAAGGACGGTGTTGCATACGCCGCTTGGGTTTCCTACGCCAATGACTTAGAGGCGCGAGGTTACACCCTGGCAGCGGCAACGATCTACAAGAAGGTTGAGAGTCTATTCGGACCAGTTCCGTACGGCGTGAGCCGCTCACCCTTCCCCTGTCGAATCGTTGACACTCCTGAGAGAGCTGAGGAGCTAAACTCCAATTTTCTCAAAAGGCGCTATCGCAAGCGTTACCAGCGCATCGAGTTTTATGTTTACTACATAACGACGCCCTTACATAAGGCGTCAAATTTCGATGACTGGGCTCGCCTCAACCGCGCTCTAGTAGCCGGTGCCGGCGATGATCCGTCCATGTATTCTCTGCCTAAGGAGGCGAAAGTCTTCAAGGGCTGGATGGCCGTC